CCTCTAAATTCCTCCGGAGGGAATTTTTTATGGATATTTTGGGGTCCCATAGGTTTTTCCGAGGGGCAGTTTGGGGCGCTGCAGGATGGAGAGGTAAGCAGTCTGTGTGTCTGTCTGCGTCTCCGGCCTCTTCATCTACTCAAACTGCTCTTCAGAAAAGTCTATGGAAAGATTGTTAAACAGTTCCCATTGTTTCGATAACACACTCGAAACTTGAGATATTCCAAACAAACTCTACAGAAAGGAGATGGAAGTGATGGCAAGACGAGCGGCACCTCATGAAGCACCGCCCGCTCTTACACCAGAAGCGAGAGAGCAGCAAATGATCGCGCTAGCCACCGATTTGGCTGAGCAACAGTTAAGGGATGGTACCGCGAAAGCTTCGGTAATTGTGCATTACCTGAAGATGGCATCTCCTCGAGAAGGGTTGGAGCGCGATATGCTTCGCCAACAGCATGAACTCACAGCAGCAAAAACAGAGGCGCTCCACAAGGAAGACATTACGATGCAACTTTACGAAAATGCAATCGCGGCCATGCGTTCATACTCGCCGACCCCGATGGAAGTGTATCCGGAAGATGTTTACGTTGGAGGTTTGGTATGAACAAAAAACGGTTCGAGAGTTTGACGGCATGGTTGTTTACAATTACTGTGATTGCGGCTATCGGATGGATTTCTATCTCGTATCTTATGGGAATCTATGCTCTCAAGGAACTTGGGAATACCGATCTTCTGGTGGAGCTCAGCAAGGAGGCAATGATCACGGTTCTCGGAGTGAATCTGATGAAGGTGATCAGCAACCTCTTTGAGCATAACAACGGTGGGATATTTGGTACTAGTGTTCCGACGATTCGGGACATGATCGATGCCGGATATTTCAAAGAGAACGACGGAGAGGAGGATGAAGCCGATGGATTTGAATCTGGCAACGACTCTTATCGTTAGGCTCGTTGCACTCATTATCTGCATTCTTATTACGCGCTATCTTCTGCCCTGGCTTAGCAAAAAGTTTAAGATCGCAGAAAATGTCGAAATCGAGTTCTGGACGAACACGTTCGTTGAAGCAGCAGATCAGATTCTCGGGGTGCACTGCGGGACGAATGACGAGAAATACTTGCTCGTAGCAAATAAGCTCGAAGAACTGTTCCCAAATGTTGACCCTGATCTTCGGAATGTGCTGATTGAAGCGGCCGTGAAGAGGCTCCGCAATCTGGAGCAGAAGTCCGAAGATGTGGATTCCTGAAAATGCAAACCCCGCAGGAAACGATGATGTTGACTGTACAGTCCGAGCGATTTCCAAAGTAACCGGCAAAACGTGGGACGAAGTTTATGCAGCACTTTGTGCCTATGGTTTCGGAGCAAAAAGAATGCCAGTATCGGATTCGGTATGGGGTTCTTATTTGCGAGACCTTGGCTGGAGAGGAAACTACGTCCTTACAGACTGTAACTTCTGTCGAACGATTCAAGACTTTTGCAGGAAGTTTCCAATTGGAACCTATCTTATAAAAGCCGATCAGCATGTTGTTGCGGTCATTGACGGCAACATATATGACACGTTCGATAGTTCTGGTATGGTCCCAATCTACTACTTTTATAAGGAGACGTAAAGATGGACATGAATTCTTGGAGCAACTCGCAGCAGCTTCAGGATCGTATCATCTGGGTGCGATCGCAAGCTGAGGCAGAAGTATATCCGATGGTTCCGAATGCGACCATGCAGTTCTGGGATATATATCAACCTGTTATCTACAGAAAGATGACAGACGCGTATGGCAGAACGTCTTTGTTTGAGGTATATGACCTCAATCTAAGAGAAACGAAGCCGACCGTTCAACAGCAGCAGTATTCGACTGGCACCCCCCAACCAAGTGTGAACGACTATGTGCACGTTGATGCATTTAACAATCTCGTTTCGCAGGTTGAGCAGATGAACGCCAGAATGGCGAACTTCATGGACGACTTTACAAAGAAGGCTCAAAATCAGGCTTCGCAGATCGTGATGCCACCTCCGCAAGATCTAAATCCTCAACAGAACCGTCAGGATAGAAGAAAGGATGGTAACCGATGAATCCGTTTTTCCAAGGTAACCAGCAGCCCCAAGGTCCTTTCGCAATGCTCCAAAGTATGAAGGGGCAAATCGCATCTAATCCATTCAGCTTCATTGCAAAATCCAAATTTAATGTCCCGAGTAATGTCGGCAATGACGCGAACAGTATTGTTCAGTATTTGCTGACGACCGGCCAGATTACTCAGGAGCAAGTAAATTGGGCGATGCAAAAGGCTAGGGAAATACAGCAATAATTCCAAGGAGGGATCACCATGTTTGGTGAAAATTCCGGTATGTACATGCCCGTTGCTCCTGCTCAGGTTGGCGGTTACGGCGGAAATGGCATGTTCGGCGATAGCGGCTGGTTTGTTCTGTTGATCATTCTGGCGGCATTCGGCGGCTTTGGAAATGGTTTCGGCGGAAACGGCGGCGGTCAGCTTTATCCCTGGATGAACCAGGCGCAGATGACCCAGAACGGTCTCAACGATGTCCAGCTTTCGGCTGCGATTTCCGCACTTCAGGCTTCGGTGTCCAACGGCTTTGCTCAGGCAGAGATCGGGGCTTCCAATCGCCAGATGTCGATGATGCAGCAGATGTTCGGCCTGCAGAACCAGTTCAACGAGTGCTGCTGCGAGAATCGCCTTGCTACCGAAAGGCTCGGTAACGCGATTCTTCAGGATGGCGGCTCGACCCGTCAGGTTCTCAACGACGGCTTCCGCGATCTGCAGGCGAGTCAGCTTGCCGGCTTCCAGCGCGTGCTCGACACGATGTGCAACTACCAGATCCAGGCCAAGGACGAGAAGATCGCCGACCTCCAGCGCCAGCTTGGCGAGGCCAACAGCGCTCGCCTGATGGAGACTCTCGGGAATCGCATTGTTGCGAACAATGAGGCCCAGACCACCGCACTCGAGCAGTATCTCGCGCCGAAGGCCAATCCCGCGTGGATTGTCCAGAACCCGAATTGCTGCGGCAATCAGAGCCCGTACGGTTGCGGCTGCAGTTTCAACTGAGAGGTGACGGCCATGGCACAGTTTAAGGCAAATGCAGAACAGCTCGTGCTGCTCAATCAGCCGATCGTGTTCGATTCGTCTATCTCCTGCCCGCGTGGAAATGTCGTTCACGAAGATGGCAGTGGGATTTTCTATCTGCGTGGCCCTGGTTTCGGTAGCTGTAATCGCTTTGCGAGATACGAAGTGATTTACAATGGCAATATCGCAGTGCCCACCGGTGTCGCGGTCGGGCCGATTGCCATTGCGATCGCTGTCGGTGGTGAAGTCGAGACTGCGAGCAGATCGATTTCTACTCCGGCGGCAGTTGATCAGTACGGCAACGTGACGAGCATCGCGACGATTGATGTTCCTGTCGGCATGTCGTTCGTAATGTCCGTTCGCGCTGTTGATGGCACAACTGTTGCTGGCGCTATCGCGACGCCGTCGCTTAACCAGATCAATGGTCTTCTGGCCATCAAAAGAACTGCGTGAAAGGAGTGAGTGATTCAAAATGGATAAGGAAATCTATGAAGGCCTTGAAAAGGTGAAGATGTCTATGCTTCGGGAGCTCTGTTCGTATGGCTCGAAGACCATGAACACTCAGCTTTTTCACGAGGCGAAAGAGCTGGCAGAAGCGGCTAAGGATATGTGCAAGCTCATGACTATGCTCGAAGAGAAAGAGATGGGCATGAACGGCGAAACATATCGCAGCTACAGCAATGACGGCCGTAATGGTGGCTACAGCATGAACGGCGGCAGCTATGGTGGTTATGCCTATAGCGGAAACAACATGGGTGGTCGTGGATATTCCGGACATCAGAGCGATGCCGAATACATGAACCAGCTCTATATGCTGCTCGATAAAGCACCGAACGACATGGCTCGTGCCCAGATTAGCGGTCTGATTCGTGAAAGCGAGGCCCGCCGGTGAATAAACAGCCCACTGTGTACCGGCAGATTGATAACCGGTGGAAAAATCTTCGGATAACAACGAAGGTTGGCGGGTCGATGTCTCTTGGTGCCGGTGGGTGCGGTCCCACTTGTGCCGCGATGGCTATCGATAGCCTTGTTGATCGACAAGTGCTTCCGACAGAAACTTTCGAATGGGGATGCAAAAACGGATACGTTGTTGGTGGGCAAGGTACTTACTATTCGTATTTCGTACCACAGTTCGCAAAGTTTGGAATCAGATGCGAGGTTGTCAACACTGACGACGCTCGATATGAGAATCATGGAGCGACTCGTCGCAAAGTAATACACATGCTCGAAGAAGGCTACTGGATAATCGCGCTCATGCGCGAAGGTCTGTGGACGTCAAGCGGGCATTTCGTATTGGTTTGGTGGAATGGAGATAAGATCGAGATCAACGATCCCGCATCTACCCTCTCTGCCAGAAATCATGGCGACCCAGATCTGTTCTTCTCGCAAGCCAAGCGTTTCTGGGCTATCGACGCTAGAGCATACAACCGTCAAAAGGAGGATGAAGAGATGGCCGAAGCTATCTACAACACGATTGCGGATCTTGAGAAGTTCGCTCCTTGGTCGGTGGACACTGTGAAGAGGCTTTGTGATGCAAAGTTTCTCCAGGGATCTGATGACAGCAAGGACAAGGATGGCTATCCGGCCTCTTTGAACCTCAATAACACCATGCTCCGCATGCTTGTTGTTAATGACCGAGCCGGTCTTTATAACAGCAAGACCAAGAAAAAGTAAGGAGCTTCAAAATGCGAACGTATTCTGAGCTTATGACGATCCCAACGTTTCTCGGACGTTACGAGTATCTGAAAATAGGTGGACGCGTCGGCGAAGAAACGTTCGGTTACGACCGTTGGTTAAACCAACAGTTTTACCAATCGTATGAGTGGAAGCACATACGAGACATGGTGATTATTCGGGATTTGGGAAGAGATCTAGCGATGGAAGGCTGGGAGATCAATTCCAAGCTATATATCCATCACATGAATCCGGTGTCGAAGGACGATATCGTGAATCGAACAGATATTCTCCTGAATCCCGAATTTTTAATTACCTGCTCGTTTGAGACCCACAATGCGATTCATTACGGCGACGAAAGGCTTTTGCCGATTCAAATGGTCGTCGAAAGAACACCGTATGATACTTGTCCCTGGCGAGTTTCATAAGAAAGGAGGAAGATCATGAGTGTTGAGAAAGTCCAATTCACAATTAACGGTCAGACTGTAGAACTTGATCCAGTTGGCAACGACACGTATAAAGGTGTTATTAGGACTCCGGCAGATCCCTCATGGGGACAGTCAGGGCATGCCTATAACACAAAAATCGATGCCGAAGATGACATGGGAAACAAAACATCTGTGGATGGAACCCATGAAACGCTCGGCAAAGATTTGCAACTGTACGTACTTGCAAACCACGGGATCCTTAGTGACGTGAAAGACCGTCTCGGTCTGGAGCAGGATTATACGCCATTTGACAAGCAGCTTTGTCTGCACATCAACACCGCTCTTTCCATCATGGTTCAGCTCGGTGTGTGCCATGCTGGCGCCACTAGAGTTCAGGTTGTAGACAATACCGTTAAGTGGGGCGACGTTCTGAACAATCAGCAGGAGCTTTTCATGGCGAAAGAATATCTCTTCACCAAAGTAAAACTGCTGTTCGATCCTCCGACTAACTCCTTCCTACTGAATGCGCTGGAAAGACAGTGCCAAGAGTTCGAGTTCAGGGCCATGGTTGCTGCAGAGACGCCGATCTCGCACGACCCGAAGTGGCCCGATCCAGAACTCTTTGACGAGGAGGAAGGAGCGTAATCCATGCTATCCAACACTGCCGTTCCAAAATACTACGGCGCTTTTCGCGAGGCGGTCATTCGAGGAGAGATCCCCGTTTGTCGAGAAATCTCCATGGAGATGAATCGCATTGATGCCCTCATCGCAAATCCTGCCGTGTATTACGACGACCAGGCGGTGGAGGGATATGTAAGATATTGTGAGAATGAGCTGACGCTAACCGATGGCTCTGATTTGTTTCTGCTTGATTCATTCAAGCTATGGGCAGAGCAGATCTTCGGCTGGTGGTACTTTGTTGACAGAAGCGTATGGACGCCGAACCCAGACGGGGTCGGAGGTCACTATGTCAACAGGCGCATCAAGAAAAGGCTTACATCAAAGCAGTATCTGATCGTTGCACGAGGGGCTTCAAAATCCCTCTATGAATCGACTCTTCAATCGTACTTCCTGAATGTTGATACGTCGACTACGGAACAGATCACGACGGCCCCGACTATGTCACAGGCTGACGAGGTTATGTCTCCGATCCGCACGTCTATTATTCGCGCTCGAGGGCCGCTGTTCAAGTTCCTGACACAGGGCTCAACGCATAACACGACCGGGAATATTGCGGATCGGCAAAAATTGTATCCGTCCAAGGAAGGAATTAAGAATACTCTCACTGGTTCTATCTTAAAAGTTAAGCCAATGTCTATCGATAAGTTGCAAGGACCTCGATGCAAAATTGCAACGGTTGATGAATGGTTGTCTGGTGATGTTCGTGAGGACGTCATTGGCGCTCTGGAGCAATCTGCTTCCAAAAATATGGACGATTACCTGATTGTGGCTGTAAGCTCAGAAGGTACAGTCCGTAATGGCGTTGGCGACTCAATCAAGATGGAACTCATGAAAATTCTTAAGGGAGAATACTACAATCCTCATGTGTCCATTTGGTATTATCGGCTCGATGATATTCAGGAGGTCGGTAATCCTGCTATGTGGATCAAGGCGAATCCGAACATTGGCAAGACCGTCTCTTATGAGACTTATCAGTTGGATGTTGAGAGAGCCGAACAGGCCCCAGCCGCCAGGAACGATATTCTTGCCAAGCGCTTCGGAATTCCGCTTGAGGGTTACACGTACTTCTTCACCTACGAAGAGACGATTCCGCATCCGCACAGAGATTTCTGGCAGATGCCATGCGCGATGGGCATTGACCTTTCACAAGGCGATGACTTCTGCGCGTTTACTTTCTTGTTCCCGCTTCCAAATGGTACGTTCGGTGTGAAAACGAGGTGCTATATCACATCGCTTACACTTAGCGAACTGCCGACAGCGGCAAGAATCAAATATGAAGAATTTATGAGAGAAGGCTCACTCATAGTTCTGGACGGAGAAGTTTTAGATATGATGCGCGTCTATGACGACCTCGATCAATATATTCTCAGCGTTGGTTATACCATCATGTGTGTTGGGTATGACCCATATAATGCGAAATCGTTTATAGAGCGGTGGGAACGCGAGAATGGAGCCTACGGCATCACCATGGTCCGACAGGGAGCAAAGACAGAAACAGTACCGCTTGGAGAGTTGAAGATCCTTGCTGGTCAGCGCATGCTGATATTTGATGAAAATCTCATGCAGTATGCAATGGGAAACTCGATCGCAATTGAAGATACGAACGGCAACCGCAAACTCTTCAAGAAGCGTCGGGAACAGAAAATTGATGCCGTATCTGCGCTCATGGATGCTTGGGTGGCATACAAAGAGCACAGCGATTCATTTGAATAAGGAGGTGAAGTATTCTTTTGGCGCAACAAGTTTTCAACCCAACAGGCACCGGTCGTACCGGTACGGTGCAGTACTTCACCGTTCCTAGATCAGGAAAGTACATTTTTGTTGCGAAAGGTGCTGCAGGATTCACGGGCTCTGTGAATCGAAACGGAACCATCTATACGCCAACTCCCGGCAAAGGCGCGGTTGTTACCGCAGAAATTGACCTCACTGCTGGCGATGAACTACTGATAGTTGTCGGACAGAGAGGCTCATCTACCGTATCGTCCGTATCGGATGGCTCTGGCGGAGGTTCTGGCGGCGCAACGTGGGTGTTTCGTAAGATCGACACGATTACAGACAGCACATATCAGACTACGATCAACGGTGTTGATGGAAACTGGGAGTGCCTGCTCTGTGCCGCTGGTGGATGTGGAACAATTGATGCGGCATATCATCAGTCCAACGCCACGGCTCCAGACGCCGCAGTTACAGTGTATTCTCTGGCTGCATATGGAACGTATAAGGCGTTCTCAACGAGTACCGCGTTGATCAGCAGTTCGGCTGGCCTGACGAATGTCGTGCTGAGTCTTAATCAGATTAGGACCTATGGTTTCCAAGGCGCCTACCATGTGCGAAATAGCAACTATGGCTATGGTGGCTTTGGTGGTGGGCATGCGGCCGACGATGGCCAAAGCGCAGGCGGTGGATGGGCTATCAGTGATACCCCTTACCGAGCTGCATCTTGGGCTAAGTATGGTGGAACAGCAGCAGTAAATTCCGTGTTGGATGAAGGGTCGTTGATGCTCGAGCTGAGCGATCAGGATCCACCGGCTCTTATTGTCGACGACATTCCTGTATCACATACCCCAAACATTGAGATTTCAGGCACTGCAACCGATCCAAGTGGCGTTGAAAGCGTCACTATTGATGGTGAAGAGGCGTTATATGATGAGACAACGCATCGATTCATTGGTATGGTGACCATGGCGACGTACGGTTCGAAAACGGTGACCATTACAGCGACCGATACGCTTGGGCATTCTATTACTACAACCAGAGTCGTTACAAGGTCAACGTATACGCCAGAGGAACTGCACCCTGACAATCCCCAGCCCCAAATGATAATTGTCATAGACTCGGTAACACTATTGCCGAATCCTGTGGCAACAAGAAATACCTTCCGAGTCACAGCCAATGTGTCTCAAAGGTACGTATACCCGACAGTTGAAGCACTATTCGAGTTCCCGATGGATCTGTCTCATACTGGTCTGCCGCTCTCGAATATTGTCTTTAGCTAAATAACTGAAAAAAATAAGAAAGGAACTTTCAAAATGGCTGTTCAGTCTGTAACCTTTACTATCAATGGCCAGACCATTACTCTGACCAACTCCGAGGGCAATACCTGGACCGGAAACTGCGTCGCTCCCGGCACTACCTCTTGGCCCATGGCCGACCATGCGTATCCCTGCTCGATCACCGCGACCGATGACGCGGGCAACTCCACCACCAAGGATGCCACCGATCCCAACCTCGGCGCTAGCCTGAAGCTGCGCGTTCTCGAGAAGATCGCTCCGTCTGTCAATGTCGTGTACCCGGCGGCTGGTGCGTACGTCACCGCTTCCGGCAGACCCACCTTCAAGTGGACTCTCAGTGATGCCGATTCCGGCGTGGATGAGTCCAGCGTATATATCACTCTCGACGGCGACAAGATCACCAGCGGTATCACGATCACCACCGATCAGAAGACCGGCGTCAAGACCTGCCAGTACACTCCGTCTGCGGATCTGTCTGAAGGCGCTCACACCTACACTGTCGGCTGCTCCGACAATGACGGCAATGATGGCGCTTCCGCTGCCACTACGTTCACTGTCGATACGGTTCGCCCGACGCTCAACGTCAGCGCTCCTGTCGATGGCCTCATCACCAACCTCAGCAACGTTACCATCAAGGGTACCACCGACGACGCGACCACGAAGCCCGTTACCGTTACGATCAATGGCGAGACTGTCACGGTCGATCCTTCCACCGGTGCGTTCTCCAAGACGATGTCCCTCAGCGAGGGCAGCAACGTCTTCACGATCGTTGCGACCGATACCGCCGGCAACAGCACGACTGTCACCCGTACGGTTATCCGCAACACCGTGGCTCCGACGATTGTCAGTGTCACGCTCGTCCCGAATCCCGCCGATGCTGGCGCGACGTTCATCGTCACCGCCGTTGTCACCGACGAGTAATTTGTGGCTAGCCCGGAAGATCACTGGGGGCTCTCTTCGGAGAGCCTCCGGTTTTTCCGGAAATAAGAAAAGGAGGTGCCTGAAATGGCAACAATCAGACCGACTGGGTACCTCGCCCATTACGGATTTTCCGAAGAGGATGTGCTCGAACACTACGGTGTGAAGGGCATGAAGTGGGGGAAGCGAAAGGCGCTTAAAGCTGATTTGCAACGTTATGATAAAAAAATCAGCGACATTACAAACGATATCAACTACGCAAGAAATAAAGTCAGAGCCGCTGCAAATGAGCGGGCAACCGGTATGACTATAAAACCCGTGAAGAGAACAGCCCCGAACACTGGTTATGAATATATTTCTGGTGAAGAGGTTGTTTTAAAAGACGCATACGATAAACAAAAAGATGCTGCGCGTCTTCAGGGGGAAACAAATAGACTAAATGCCCTTCGTGCAAAACGAGCATCGGTTAATAGCAAATGGCAGAAAACAAAAAAAGAGTACGACGACAGCAGAGTTGATAAAGTCATCGCACGAGGCGCTAAGAGCGCGGCAGAAAAGGGCAAAAAGAAGATCAAAGATCTCTTGAATAAGGCCAAGAAAAAGTAAGGAGGTCCTGCTATGAGCGATAGTCAGTATCTCCAGCACTACGGCATTCCAAAAATGCGGTGGGGCATTAGACGGTTTCAAAATGAGGATGGATCTCTGACTGAGGAAGGTCGTAAGCGCTATGGAAAGAAATCCAAAGAGCCCGCGCCCCCTCCGAAAGAGTACACCAACGAGGAAATCGTTAAATCCGGTGACGCTAATCTTGTTCTTGCCAATGCCGATCGCTTATCGACTCAGGAGCTCCAGGCAGCTCGAACGAGACTCAACGAACTGAATGCCATTCGCAACATGACTATGGGCGAAATTCGTCAGAAAAAAGAGCACGTGATCAAGCGCGGCGCAAAGCTGATCGGCAAGGCTCTGGCAGAACAGGTTGCAGACAGCACAACGAAGGTTGTTAAAGGTGCTACAGCCTACGGTATCAAGAAGGGCGTTAATCAGTTTGTGCCAGAAGGCGAATGGAAAAACGTCATCATATCGTCGCTGAATAATAGCGGTAAAAAGAAGAAAAAGAAAAACGAGGAGGACGATGAGTAAGCGCGGTAATACGTCCTACAGGGTATCTGAGCCATTATGGGTTCTCCCCTGAGGAAACTGAAGAATACCTTGCACATTACGGTGTGAAAGGCATGAAGTGGGGCAAGCGTCTTAAGGTGAAAGTCACCGATTTGAGCGATCGGTATATCACCGGTAAAACCGCTCGCGCCAACATGGAAGCACACCAAAGAATGGCCCAAAAGTACGCAGATGATGCTGAAATGCATCGTGGAAATGCCGACTATCGTAGTCAGCGAGCACTTGAGGGCCATGAAGATGTCCGTTCGTATCGACGGGCAATGGAAGGTCGGAACGGAAGTTCCGGCTCTTTTCCTGTGAAGGGCGGAACGCAAAGAGTGAGTTACCGAAAACTCGGAACGGAAAGCCGTAAAGAACTCACTCGTATGGCGCTCGATTCGGCAAAAGAGGCGCAAGAAAACACTGCATCGTCTCATGCGCTTCGAAATCGTCAGAGGACAGCCGAGAATCAGTACCATGCTGAAAATGCAAAAGCTGCTTCCGCAAGACGTGAATACGAGCGTTCCCTTGCCGGCAAACTTGTAAAGGCTCTTTCTAGCAAGGACAAGAAAAAGAAAAAATAAGGAGGTAGTTCCCCATGTCAAAATGGTCGGATCGCCTCCGAAACGGCTGGAACGCATTTCGCGCGAATGAAGCAAGTCCAAAGGACCAAACAAGCTATGACAAAGACGTCATGGTCTACGGGTCCGCAAATCGTCCAGACAGAAAACGGTATCGGGTTACCAATGCCAAAACCATTGTCGCTGCTATCTATAATAGAATCGCTCTCGATTGTTCCCAGATCGATATTCGCCACGTGCGTCTCGATCGAAACGGTCGATTTGCTTCTTACATCGATAGCGGTCTCGATAACTGTCTGACGCTCAGCGCCAATTTGGACCAGACCGGAAGGCAACTGATTCAGGACATCGTGCAGAGCTGCATCGATGAAGGCGTTGTTGCAGTTGTTCCCGTCGATACTGACGTGGACATAAATGATACCGATTCGTATGATATTCGTACCATGCGGGTCGGTAAAATCCTAGAGTGGTACCCAGCCAGCATCAAAGTTAGTCTCTATGATGAGCGTAAAGGAGTTCACAAAGAGCTTGTCGTGCCAAAGCTCGACACTGCGATTATTGAGAATCCTTTTTATGCTGTCATGAATGAGAAAGGCTCGACGTTACAGAGGCTTCTGCGCAAGCTTGCGCTCCTCGATTTGATCGACGAGCAGAATAGCAGCGGGAAATTGGACATGATCATTCAGCTTCCTTATGCAATTCGAAACGACGCGCAGCGTGAGCAAGCCGCTAGACGGCGTAAAGATGTTGAGGTACAACTCGTAGGATCCAAGTACGGAATCGCATACATCGACGCAACGGAAAAGATTACTCAGCTTAATCGAAGCGTTGACAATCAGCTGGTTTCTCAAGTTGATAACCTGACCAAGACACTATATGGCCAGTTGGGTATGACAGAGGAAATCCTGAATGGCACTGCTGATGAGCAAGCGATGCTCAACTACTTGAAGAGAACCATCGGCGTTTATGTCGAGGCGATCTGCCTAGAGTTCAAGCGCAAGTTCCTGACTAAGACGGCCAGGAGTCAAGGCCAGAGCATTGAGTACTTCAGTGATCCGTTCTCGCTGGTGCCGGTTAACAACATTGCGGATATCGCCGACAAGTTCACCCGCAATGCCATCCTCAGCTCCAATGAGCTTCGTGGCATTATCGGATTTAAGCCGGTTGATGATCCCGAGGCTGACGAACTTCGCAACAAGAATCTTAATAAGTCTGATGCGGAGCTTCAGGGGCTTTACCAGGCACCAAATACAATGGATGAGGTTCCGGATGACGGATATTACTACCAATAAGGAGGCATCAAAATGGCTAGAAAGCCTGATTTCTCGGGTTGGGCGACCAAATTCGGCGTGAAATGCGACGATGGCCGTACCATTCAGCCGGGTGCTTTCAAAGAACAGGACGGCCAGAAGGTCACGCTTGTATATCAGCATAACCATGACGATCTCGATGCGGTAATCGGTCACGGTATTCTCCATGCTAAGCCGGAAGGCATGTGGATGGATGGATATCTGAACGACACGCCGCGCGGTAAGACTGCCAAGGCGCTGGTGCACAGCGGTGATCTGTTCAGCCTTTCGATTTGGGCCAACAAGCTTTCCCAGACTCCGACGAAGGACGTTGTGCACGGCGTTATTCGTGAAGTGAGTCTGGTGCTGGCTGGCGCCAATCCCGGCTGCCGGATCGAGAACCCTGTTCTGGCGCACTCCGGCGACACCGTTTACGATGAGGCGATCATCTACAGCGGCGAATACGTTTCTCATGGAGGAGACGAAGAAATGAGCAACACAACTACTGATCAGGACGAGGTCCTTGAACACTCCGGCGAAGACATGGATCCCGAGGCGGTTTGGAACAGCATGACGGAAGAACAGCAGGATCTCTGCGCTCTTCTTGTCGGTCAGGCCGCCGGCGACGACGATGACGAAGCCGAACATTCCGCAATTGAGGAGGACGAGCACATGAAATCTAACGTCTTTGACACTGCGTCTCAGGTCTCCGGCGAAGAGCTGAGCCATGACGCGATCCAGGGCGCCTTTGACGCCATCAATGCCGAGGCGAAGCGCAGCAGCCTGAAGGATGCCTTTATGGCTCACAGCGCTGAATACGGCATTGAGAACATCGAGTATCTGTTCCCCGACGCCCGAAAGATCAACAACACGCCTGACTTCATCATGCGTGATCAGGGCTGGGTGACCAAGGTCATGAACGGTACTCACCACACGCCTTTCAGCAGAGTGAAGAGCATTCATGCTGACATCACGGCCGACGAGGCTCGTGCTTTGGGTTACATGAAGGGTAACCTGAAGAAGGAAGAAGTCTTCAGTCTGCTGAAGCGCACCACCGATCCTCAGACGATCTACAAGAAGCAGAAGCTCGATCGTGATGACATCATCGATATCACCGACTTCGATGTCGTGGCGTGGATCAAGACCGAGATGCGCATGATGCTCAATGAGGAAATCGCTCGCGCGATCCTCATCGGCGATGGTCGTCCGTCCGACTCCGATGACAAGATCAAGGAGAATCACATCCGCCCGATCGTGAAGGACACTCAGGGCAACCTGTACGCCATGCGATATGTGGTCCAGACGGCCGATACCGCGACTGAGGATGACCTCGCCAAGGCGTTCATCCGCCAGGCGATTCGCTCCCGCAAGGACTACAAGGGCAGCGGCAATCCCGTTCTGTTCACCACCGAGGACATGCTCACCACGATGCTGCTCCTTGAGGACGGCATTGGCCACAGCCTGTACAAGACCGAGGCTGAACTCGCCACCAAGCTGCGCGTCCGCGAGATCATCACTGTCCCCGTTATGGAAGACTTCAATCTCGAGGAGACTGCCGCCGGCGTCACGACGAAGTATCCTCTGCTCGGCATCATTGTTAACCTCTCCGACTACAACGTCGGCGCCGACAAGGGTGGCAGCGTGAACATGTTCGATGACTTCGACATCGACTACAACCAGTACAAGTATCTGATCGAGACCCGTATCTCGGGTGCTCTGATCAAGCCCAAGTCTGCGATCGTTCTCACCGGCAAGGGTGTGAAGGTCACTACCACCACTACTACGGACTAACTTCAAAATGGGGGTGATTAGATGCGATTCTACGGAGCGGTAGGATTCGAAGAGACGGTGAACGCCGGCCGTGGAGTATTCATTACGGAAATTGTTGAACGCACCTATTATGGTGACGTAATTCGTTGGTCTTCTCGGCGTATCGCTGAGACGCAGCAGCAGAACGACGATATTCGTATGAACAATTCCATCAGTATTCTTGCCGATGCTTATGCATCTAAGAACTACCATCAAATCAAGTACGTCGTGTGGGACGGGGTCAAATGGAACGTCACAAGCGTTACCGTTGGGCGGCCCCGTCTCACCCTCGAGCTTGGCAACGTATACTCTGTTCAGGAGGTTGGCGATGACGATTACGAAAGTACTGAGTCTACCGCATCCGAGGACGAGGGATGATCTTCAGACCTATCTGGAGACCATAACCGAACTTCCCGAAGAGCGGGTTTTATTCCAACCTCCAGAAGGAGCCAAGTTCAAGTACCCAGCGATCACTTATCGCATGAGTGACGTGGATCAGACTTATGCTTCGAACATTAATTACAAGCAGAACCACTGCTATGAGATTACTGTGATCAGCGCAAATCCGGAATCCAAGTACGAAAAGCTGTTTGCAAAGCTGCCTCGCTGCCGCTTCTTACGGCATTTTCAAAGCGATAATCTCGATCACTGGGTATACCGTTTCTGGACATTAAAATAAGGAGGAACGAATCCTATGTCTAAACTCATTTGGGACACTGAAAAAGAACGTGTCTATGAGCTGGGTGTTGACCACGGTGTTCTGTACCTTCATGGTACCACTGCCGGC